CCAACACCGATCTTGGTCATTGGCTGTTGAACCATCTGAGCCGCCCAGCTAATAATGTAATTAGCGTGTATCTGATTACCGTCAGCCACCACACTGGTGACGAACTCCAACCACGGTTCGACATCACCCTTCAATGGGATAAAGCTCCACCCCCGCCACAGGTTGTAGCGATCAAGAATCTCCATGTCGGGGGCAAAGGACAGTCCAGCCGCATAGGTTCTGCGCCCTGGATGCTCTAGCCACATATCTACTAAATTAAGAAGCTTGGGCTTCTCATCGCCTGACAGCACGCGGCAGTTCATATGTTCTTTCTTTAAATCTTCGAGCTTGTAAAGGACGATACTGCCCTTGCTCACATCCTCGCGGATAACTCGCGCTGAACCCTCAACGTGCACAAATGCCCACTCTTTAAGCATTCTTGGCAGTCGCTCCTCTATGACCTGTTCACTAACGACCGCCTTTTCCATTTGCTTAACAGACGCCATTGTCACAGGGGCTCGACCTTTCGTGTCGAATGTCGCGTATCGGCGTTCACACTCATTCTCTCGGTACTTACTGCCCTCGGCTGACCACTCATCCCAGATCATCCACCCGGTATCAGCGCCATCGAAGTGATGGTGCAGTGCCATGCCGACCTTTACCCAATCATCATGGTGAGCGTCGGGGTCAACACTGTTAAGCAGCTCCTTTACACCGGCCTCATCGACATCCATTTTGGGTTTAAGCATGGAAATATCATCGGGGTCTATATCGACATGCGATACACCCTTCCTCGCAAGCTCCCAATTTGTTTCATTACCGGCGCATTGTTCAAAATAAGAAACAAAAGCCTCGGCTTTCTCTCTAGTCATTAAGGGCAGTGAGTTTTGAGCGTGATCAGCAATGCCACCACGACTCGCATTCCACCGATAAGGCTTTTGCGTTGTCGGGTGCACACCGTAAGCGACAAACTGTTGGCCGTCGGCTAAGACTTCAACGGCGTGAGTGGTGCTCATCGCATCCTCATACTCACAGCTTCTTATCTTCTTAAATGTTTGCTCAACTCTATAAGGTAAGATGCACTTCGGGAAATTGCCGTATCTGACAGGTGATGTGCCGACGTTCTCTTCTAACCACATCACCAGCTTTTTGTTTAGGTTCTTGTCATAGCAATCGATATCAACCGCTATGGTGTTGCGGCATAAGACGCCCACACCGCCATCCTTATGGCCGTTAGACAGCCACGCATCGACATCCTCATGCGTTGATCTGATATCCTGCCAGCCGGAGAGCATAGGTGCCTTTTTGTTCTTCATGATTGGAACAATTTCGTAACCCTGCTCGACTAACTTGTGTCCGTATTCTTGTAAAAACCCCATCATTATTGTCCTTTATAAATATTTTGACGCCCTTGTCATTAACGCGATCTCAGCCTTGTCGATCTGCTTGCTGATCCAGAGCAGAAAGCTGCTAATCCCCATTAGCAAATTGGCCGACCACTTAAAGAAATAATACTTAGCTCGATTCTTATCTATTGATTGCATAGACCGGCTCCTTTCGGTTGAAGTCTTCAACGATGTCTGGGCATAGGTCTTTCCAACTCACCTTACCGGCTGTAAGCAGTTCCATTTGCAGTGCGCGGTGTGCTGGTATTAATCCAGATACCCGCCACTTACTAAGAGCTTGCTTAGTCACATCTAGCGTTCTTGCTAGTGAGCTGTCGTTTTTTAAACTTGAGTGCACCACCACATTATTCAGTGCTGACTGAACGATTGGTGCGTGTGGGCTGATATGTAGCATTGCATGAATCTCCTTAATTACAACTATTTGATGTATTTACCAAAAACAAGGTTGACACTCTAGTTGACCACCATTACTATTGTCAACTACTTTACGTTGTTATTAAAAAGAATATTAAATTTGAATAGTCAGAAATGGAGAAGTGAATAAATGGCAGCACATGCAATATTAAGCGCAAGCGGGTCGAGCAAGTGGATGAATTGCTCTGGCAGTATTTTAGCTGAGAGCGGAATGCCCAAAGATGAGGGCTCTGACTTTGCACGAGAAGGTACAGCAGCCCATGAACTTGCAGAGATGTGCCTCATTAGTCAGCGACCACCTGAAAGCTATATAGGTGTAGAAGTAGAGGGCTGGATCGTTGATGAAGAGATGGCAGATCATGTCTCTAAGTACGTCGATTACTGCAACATGCACACCGGCAAAAAATATTATGAGCTCCGGGTAGATTACTCCCGCTGGGCACATGGCGGCTTTGGAACCGCTGACTGTGTCGCTGTTGATGATGGCGTTCTTAACATTATCGATCTTAAATACGGCACAGGCATTAAAGTGTCTGCACAAAAGAACTCACAGCTTATGTTGTACGGGCTGGGAGCACTTGAGATGTTTAGCGACGAAGTTGATGTCGTAACCATGACCATCGTGCAAACCCGTCTTGATCACATAGATACCTACTCTGTTAGAGCAAAAGACTTGTTGAAGTGGGCCGAAGATGAGGTGCGCCCTGCCGCCCTTGCAACAATGAACCCCGATCCCACCTTTAATCCGTCGCCGACTGCGTGCCGCTGGTGCAGAGCCAAGCCGGTCTGCCGCGCACTAGCAAAGCACAACTACAACCTCACACTGTCAAACTTTGACAATCTTGAAGAGCCTTTACTTGTTCAAGTACCTCACACCCTCACACCCGATGAGATATCGAAGCTCGTTCCTAAGATGGATGCGCTCATAGGGTGGGCGCGAGGTGTTCAACAGCACGCACAGAGGATTCTCTTTGATGGCGGCATCTTGGACGGCTACAAACTTGTGCAGGGTCGATCTCAACGAAAGTGGGTCAATGATAAAGACGCAGAAACACACCTAATAAAGTTACTAGGCGACCAATCGCGTAACAGCAAACTCATTTCGCCAGCGCAAGCAGAGAAATTGCTTGGAAAAGCGAGAGCCGCAGAGGTTACCGAACTCTGCTTTAAACCAGAAGGCAAACCAAGTCTTGCGCCGGAGAGTGACCCTCGCCCAGCGATTAAGCCTGACGTTGCCACTTACTTTGCAGACATAAAGGAATAAATAAATGAGCGTAATAATGATTAAGAATGCACGACTATCTTTCCCAGAGATTTGGACACCTAAAGCTTTTAATGAAGGTCAAGCACCTAAATTTAGCTGTAATCTTTTGTTGGATAAAGAGGGTGATAAAGCACAGATAGTGTCCTTTAAAAAAGCAATCAAAGAAGCCGCTCTTGCCGGTTTCAACGGCGAGATACCCGCCGGATTAAAAATCTGTATTGGCGATGGAAAGGAAAAGTCTTATGACGGCTATGAAAACGCAATGTTTGTCAGTTGTGCCTCACGCTTACGTCCACAGATTATCGACCGAGATCGTACCCCTTTGGTTGAAGAGGATGGCCGTCCTTATGCCGGGTGTTACGTCAATGCGGCAATTTCTTTGTGGGTAATGGACAACAAATGGGGCAAGAGAATTGCGTGCAACCTCAACGCCTTACAGTTTGTAAAAGACGGCGAGACCTTTGGCGCTGGCGGCATAAAAACAGAGACGGTTTTTGATGACATCTCATCCGAGCAAGACGCAGATGTTGAAGCCGAAGACGACTTTTTAATGTAAGGAGTGACCATGAAACCCCGCTTGAGTTACACATATGTCGGTGAACGATTTCCTGAACACTACATGAAAGACGTAATTGTCGGTGAGATTGCCCAGCAAGCGGGGATTTCATATCGGATTTTGAAAAATAGGATGGGCATGAAACGCGCTCGTGGTCACGGCATAGTCATAACAGACGATGACCTCTTACCAAAAAAGCGTGAGATTAATAGGCCAACGCAGTGGAAGAAAAAGGAAAACCCCATTGTGCTTAGTTTAAGCCAAAAGTGGTTACGGAAGCCCATTATATGAATATAACAATGGACTTTGAGACCTACTCAGAGTGCGACATTTTTAAGGCCGGAGCCTTCGCCTACGCTGATCACGATACGACCGAGGTTTTGTGCTTGGCGTGGGCGTTAGGCGATGAGACCCCTACCCTCTGGACGCCAGACATGCCACCCCCGCAAAGGCTCTTCGACTTGATCGAGCAAGGCGCAACGGTGTGGGCATGGAATAGCTTTTTTGAGATGTCTATTTGGAATCAGACACTGGGGTGGCCGTCTATCCCTATATCTCAGTGGCGTGACAGTGCAGCCCTTGCCGCCGCACAAGCTTACCCCCGTGCATTGGGAAAGTGTGGCGATGCGCTAGGCTTAAGTGGCGATGATGTGAAATCCAAACGAGGTAAATTATTAATACAGCGGTTGTGCAAACCTTACCGTGGTGAGCGCAGACAAGACCCGGATATGTTTAAAGAATTATGTGACTACTGCATACAAGATGTGGTGGCAGAGCGAGAGATACGGACACGGCTTAGAAACCTCAGAGGCTCAGAAGTTGATGTCTGGATAACAGACCAAATTATTAACTGGAGAGGGGTACGCCTTGATAAAGAGAGCATCAACAACGCGCTGAATATCATTGAGCAACACACTATTAAATCGAACAAAAGAATTTATGAGCTGACCGGTGGGGCTATGGACTCAACGGGCAGTCGAGCAAAGGCAACAGCGTGGGTAGCAGAGCAAGGTTACACGTTAACAGCATATGACAAAGCAACCATTGCTGCGGCGTTAGATGATCCGAAAAGCTCACCGATTGTCAGAGAGTTTCTGAAGATAAGACAGTCACTTAGCCGCACCAGCACTAAGAAGTTTGAAGCGATGTTGAAGTGTCTTGGACAAGATGGTCGAGCGCATGGCGTGCTGACCTATCACGGAGCCGCTACTGGACGCTGGGTTGGCCGACATTTCCAACCGCAAAACCTTCCACGCCCCAATGTTGATGATGTTGATGCAGTGATTGAGCTCATGCGCCAACGTGATCCAGATGTAATTGACGGTGATCCAATGGATGCGCTGGCGTCGTGCTTGCGCGGGATGCTAATACCTTCGGACGGCAACAGGTTAGTGGTTGCAGATTACTCATCTATCGAGGCTAGGGTTTTAGCGTGGCTATCAGATAGTGAAGACGTTCTTGATGTCTTT